ATGGATATTAATATTAGATTAAAAATAGATTTCCAGGATATTATGAAGATTTTATTGGATTCAGTTAATTTTACGTCAAAAATAGAATCTAATTCAAATAAAGGTAGTAATAATACAAACCTAAAAAAAGCGAAAAGTGACCTCAGCAGTTTTTCACATACTTGTGATATGAAAAACCTGGATATATTTGAAAAAGTAGAAGAGAAGTATAATACTAACATATTTTTTAATCCTCTTAAGATTATTATAGACAAAGAGTTAAGAGAGGCCATTGCAAAAGCACAACAAATGCTATCACAGGATCATAAACAAGTAATACAGTTACGCTCTAATGGAATGACAGCAAGACAGATCTCTGAGATGGCGGGCATTAGTGAGGCTGATGTTAATTCTATGTTTTATAAAGCTGTTAAAGAGTTTAAAAAGAATTTTAGAGACATATATAATAAATAATTTTTCAGAAGCTTTAGCATTAAATAATATTAAGTATGAAACATTATTAAATAAAAACATTTCATAATATACAATTCAAATTTAAGAAGACTGTGCAGTCATCATTAGGATGACAACATGGTCTTTTTTTATGTCCAGAGAAGACTCAGCTATATTTTTAGTACCAAAGATTATAAACAATTGAGTCTTAAAAATCTATAACAAATTGTGTTTATAAGCCAGGAATTTAAGTCTTTGGCTTTTTTTATTTCAAAAAATAAGGAGGAAAAATAATGAATAAAGTTATTAGAATTGGTGAAGAACTGGTTTCAGTAAGTGAGGAAATTTACAAAGAGTATTACAAAATGGACAGACATGCTAGATATCTTGAGAAAGATGTAAAAGTGGGCATCAGTAAAATTGATCCAACAACAGGAGAGGTTAAGTACCAGCCTAGCAAAGAGGATTCTATTGAAAGGTTAATGGATCAAGGCTCGGATTTTGCAGATGACCAAGCTGTAGAAGACATTGTCTGTGATAAGGCAATGCTTTTTATTTTACAGAAGGCAATGTCAGAATTAAATAATGAAGAACAGAAACTAATAGAAGAACTTTATTATAACGATCTTACGATGAGACAAGCAGCACAAAAAGAAAACGTTTCCCATGTAACTATTATTAAAAGACATAAAAAAGTGTTGAGCAAGCTTAAGAAATATTTTTTATAAATTTGGTTACCAAACATCACTTCCCATTGGCTAATAAGTGAAGGGAATTATTTAAGGAGGAGGTGAAAATTTATGGAGACAGGTGTAAACAAAGATATGCAGGAAGAAATGGTTGGGGTTTTAACAGCTATAAGTATTGTATCTAGAAGACTGGCGGCAAGATTGAAAGAACAAAATCAGAAAGAGGAAGGAAGGTCAAATGATGGACAAAAATAAAATAATTCAAGATATTATAGTTAATTTAAAAGGTATTACTAGTAGCTTGGAAACTTTAGTGAAAACATTGAATGAATCAGCAGATTCAGAACAAAAAGAAAATACAAAAGAAGTAAAGCAAAAACAGCCAACACTTGAAGAAGTAAGAGCAGCTATGGCTGAGAAAAACAGGGAAGGACACCGGGAAGAAATTAAAGCAATACTTGTTAAATATGGTGCCAATAAACTGACTGCCCTTGACCCTAAGCATTATGTTGAGGTGTTAAAGAAAGTTGGTGAAATAAAATGAGTGGCTCATATAACGAGCATTCTAAATTTTCACCCTCTTCAGCTCACCGAATTTTAGCTTGTACACCTTCACTGCTTTTAGAACAGCAGTTTCCAAAAGAAACAAGCACCTATGCAGAAGAAGGTACAGCAGCCCATGATCTTGCGGAGCATAAATTAAAGAAAGCATTGAAAATGCGTTCAAAGAAACCTGTCAGTAAGTATGACTCAGATGAAATGGATGAGTATACAGATACTTATGTAGAGTACTGTTTAGAGATTATTGAGAAGGTAAAGGAAAACTGTAAAGACCTTCAAATTTTAATTGAGCAGAAACTGGATTTCAGTGATTATGTTGAAGGCGGATTTGGAACAGGAGACTTTGTAATAGTTGGAACAGGTAAACTTCATGTTATTGATTTTAAATATGGAATAGGTGTCATAGTATCTGCAGAAAAAAATCCTCAGATGATGCTTTATGCGTTAGGTGCATTGTCTCTCTTTGATATGCTCTATGACATTAAAAAAGTCACTATGACCATAGTTCAGCCAAGGACAGATAATTTCTCCACATATGAGATGAGTGTAGATGACCTCCTTAAATGGGCGGAGGAAGAGTTGAAACCAAAAGCACTTCTTGCCTTAAAAGGAGAAGGAGAATTTTGTGCGGGGAAACACTGTAGATTTTGCAGAGCTAAAAATAAGTGCAGGGTCAGAGCAGCTAAAAATCTGGAACTTTTAAAATATGAATTTGCAGATCCGGCACTTTTAAGTGATGAGGAAATAGCTGAAATTATAGGAGTTTCAGAAGAACTTTCCAAGTGGGCAGGCGATATTTATACCTATGCTTCAGCACTTGCTGTCAATGAAGGCAAGCAGTGGGATGGATACAAGCTTGTGGAAGGAAGAACTCGAAGGAAGTATACCAATGAAGAAGCTGTAGTTGAAGCTGCAAAGAGTGCTGGATACAGTGATATCTACAAGAAGAATTTAATTTCTGTAACTGAAATGGAGAAACTGATGGGAAAGAAAAAATTTAAGGATATATTAGGCTTTCTGGTGGAAAAGCCAAGGGGTAAATTGACCCTGGTATCAGAGTCAGATAAAAGAAAAGCAGTAGAAGCAATAACTACAGAGTTTAAAGTTGAAGAATAATATACAGCTTAGAAAAGCTGAAATCAAAATATCAGGAGGAATTTATAATGAGTAAAAATACAAAAGTAGTAATACCAGGAAGATTGAGTTATACAAATTTATTTGAACCAAAAAGCATAAACGGGAGTGAGCCTAAGTACAGCGTTTCAATAATTATACCTAAAAGTGATAAGAAAACTTTAAATGCCGTTCAAAAAGCTGTTGAGGAAGCTAAAAAAGAGGGCATAGGAAAATTCGGGGGAAAGATTCCTAAAAGCTTAAAGACACCGCTTAGAGATGGGGATATTGACAGACCGGATGATCCGGCATATGAAAACAGCTATTTTATAAATACAAATTCAAAAGATGCACCGCAGATTGTAGATGCGAGAATACAGCCGATTCTCGATAGAAGTGAGGTTTACAGCGGCTGCTATGGAAAGGTAAGCATCAATTTTTATGCTTTTAACGTAAACGGGAATCGCGGAATTGCCGCAGGACTTGGAAATGTTCAAAAGCTTCGAGATGGTGAGTCTTTAGGGGGAAGATCAAGAGCAGAAGATGATTTTGAAATTGAGGAAGATGATGATGACTTTATGTCATAAGAAACAGGAGCAGCTGTTTAGCTCCTTTCCCATCACAGGAGGTAGTGAATGTATGAGAATATTGTCTATAGATATAGAGACTTTTTCTGATGTAGAACTTGGCAGGTGCGGAGTGTATAGATATGCTGACAGCCCGAACTTTGATATTTTACTGTTCGGATATAGTATAGACGGCGGTTCCGTGAAATTGATAGATATTTGCAGTGGAGAGGAATTACCTCAGTTTATTATAGATGCATTAATTGATGATGATGTTACCAAAACAGCGTTTAATGCTCAGTTTGAAAGGGTTTGCTTAATGAAGTATTTCTCAAGAGTACTTCATAGAAATATATATCTTAAGCCTTCTTCCTGGATCTGTACAGAAGTGCAGGCTTCAATGTTAGGTCTGCCGCTTAATCTGGAGGGAGTAGGTAAATTACTTAAACTTAATGAGCAGAAAATGGATGAAGGCAAGGCATTGATTAAATATTTTTGTACACCCTGCAGAGCCACTGCTGCTAATGGTGGAAGAACGAGAAATATGCCGGAAGATGCACCTGAAAAGTGGGAAATATTCAAAAAATATAATATACGAGATGTTCAGGTGGAACTTTCCATTCGTGAAAAGATAAAGAATTATCCTATACCAGAAAAAGAGCAAGAGTTTTATATACTGGACCAGAAAATAAATGATCGTGGATTGCTGGTGGATATGGAATTGGTGAAACAAGCTGTTTCCTGCAATAAACAATTCACAGTTGCAGCTACAGAAAGAGCTTATGAGCTGACAGGACTTGAAAATCCAAATTCCGTAGCACAGATGAAAGGCTGGTTAAAAGAACGTGGAGTTGAGGTAGAAAGTCTTTCAAAAAAGGCAGTAACTGATTTAGTAGAAGAAACAGATGGAGAAATTGCTGAAGCTTTAAAGCTGAGACTTTTAATGGCTAAAACCAGTGTGAAAAAATATGAAGCTGTTGAGAGAGCAGTCTGCTTGGACGGCAGAGTTCATGGATTGTTTCAGTTCTATGGAGCCAATCGAACAGGAAGATGGTGTTTAACTGGAGACCATGAAGTCCTTACTTCGGAGGGATGGATGAGGCTTGATGAATGGAAAGGTGGAAATATAGCTTGCTGGTCACCTGATACTGAATTTATTTCATTTCAAAAATCGAGAACTCTTGAATTTGATTATGAGGGAGAAATGTATTTATTGGAATCGCAGAGGTGTTCTCAGTTAAGTACGCCAGACCATAAGATGCCTTATTGGAATAAAAAAGGATTTTGGGATGTAGATGTAATTTCTAGTCTTTCAAAGAAAAGATTTTCTATACCTTACACAGGAAGACGCATAACCAATTGTAGCTTAGAGCATAAAGAGTTAAGAATTTTAATAATGACTCAAGCAGATGGACATTACACAAGAGACGGTGATCTTAAATTTCACTTTAGTAAAACTAGAAAAATTGAGCGCTGTAAAAGGTTATTAAGGGGAGCTGAAATTATATTTACTATTTATGAAAGAAATGATTCAAGTGTAATATCTATAAAATCCAGAATGCTTCCACTCTGGCTTAGAACGTTTAGAAATAAAATTTTTCAAATGTGGTTATTAGACGAATCAGCGGATGTCATTTTTGATGAACTGGAATATTGGGATGCTTACAGATGTGGACCTAATTCAATTCAATATTCAACAACAAATAAACAAAATGCTGATATTATCCAAGCACTAGCTAATCTTTCAGGAAGATCTGCAACAATTGTTAAAAAGGTAAGAGCAAATAAGAATTGGAATGATGCCTATATAGTAAATATTTGGCTTAATCCAGGGGGCAAAAATGAAATAAAAAATAAGCTTGCTAAAAAATTCTATAGGGGGAAGGTATATTGTGCAGAAACAAATACTGGTTTCTTTGTAGTTAGACGTAATGGAAAGGTATGGATAACTGGGAATTCAGGGCGTTTAGTCCAGTTTCAAAATTTGCCTCAAAATCATCTGAAGGATCTAGAACTTGCAAGGGGTTTAATAAAAGAGGGAAGATTTGAAGATGTGGAATTGTTGTTTGGAAATGTACCCGGTGTGTTGTCTGAACTTATCAGGACTAATTTTATCCCTGAAGAGAAGTACCGTTTTATAGTAGCTGACTTCTCGGCAATAGAGGCGAGGGTAATTTCATGGCTTGCCGGTGAAAAATGGAGACTTGAGGTTTTCGCATCTCACGGAAAAATTTATGAAGCTGCTGCAACTATGATGTTTCATGTACCTGTTGAAAGTATTACTAAATGCAGTCCACTAAGGCAGAAAGGGAAAATTTCAGAACTTTCCTGTGGATATGGCGGCGGTGTTGGTGCTTTAAAATCTATGGGTGCTTTGGACATGGGAGTTAAAGAACATGAACTTCAAGGACTTATAGATAACTGGAGATCAGCCAATCCTCATATTGTGAAGTTCTGGTGGGATGTGGACAGGACAGCTGTTAAAGCAGTGAAGGAAAGAGGTAAAATATCTACCCATGGTATTATCTTTACCTATAAAAGCGGAATGCTATTTGTCACCCTGCCATCAGGGAGAAATCTTGTTTACGTAAAACCTAAGATTGCTTTAAATAAATTTGGCAGAGAAGGACTCATTTATGAGGGAATCGGAACAGCCAGGAAGTGGGAGAGAATAGAAACCTATGGACCTAAAATTGTAGAAAATATTGTGCAGGCTGTTTCAAGGGATTTGCTGGCAGAAGCCATGCTACGATTAGATGAAGCCGGGTATAAGATAGTTGCTCATGTACACGATGAGGTTATATGCGAAGTCCATGAAGGAGAAGGTTCTGTGGAAGAAATGTGTGCAGTTATGACAGAACCACCTGAATGGATACAGGAAGGATTACCTTTAAAAGCAGATGGCTATGAATGCAATTTTTATATGAAAGATTAGGAGGTTATCATGAATTTTGTTATTTCAACCGGCAACAGCCGTAAGGATAAATTTTGGAAAAAACAATCAGTGACCTGGGACGAGTTTACGGAAAAACTCTCCCATACTACTGTTACAAGTGAAACTCAGGCAGAATACAGAAAGATGAAAAGATTTCAGCAGGACAATGCAAAAGATGTAGGCGGCTTTATAGCGGGAGAACTTAAAGGTGGGAGACGCAGAAAGGAAAATGTGCTTTCACGTTCCATGATAACCCTGGATATGGATTATGCAGATGATCCGGAAGTTATAGTCTCAGATATTGAAATGCTTTATGACTATGCCTGCTGTATATATTCCACCCATAAGCATACTCCCGAAAGGCCTAGACTCAGAATTATTATTCCCTTGTGCAGAACTGTGGCAGCAGATGAGTATCAGGCTGTGTCACGTATGATGGCAAAGCAGATTGGAATTGAACTGTTTGATGATACAACATATGAACCCAACAGACTGATGTACTGGCCAAGCACCTCAGCTGACGGTGAATATTTCTTTAAAGTGATTGACGGGGAATTTTTAAATCCTGACAGTATTCTTTCACTGTATAAAGATTGGAAGGATACGTCTTCCTGGCCTGTATCCTTAAGGCAGACAGCTGTTATACAAAAAGCTGTTAAGAAGCAGGAAGATCCACTGGAGAAGAAAGGTATGGTGGGCGCATTCTGCAGAAGTTATACCATTGTGGAAACTATAGAGACTTTTTTATCGGATATTTATGCACCCAGTGTAATTCAGGACAGATATGACTATATACCTGCTGATTCTTCAGCTGGCGTGATTATATATGAAAATAGATACGCGTATTCACATCATGCCACGGATCCCGCCTGTGGGAAACTTTTAAATTCCTTTGACCTGGTAAGAATTCACCGTTACGGAGATATGGATGATGAAGCAGATGAAAATAAACAGCTGCTGTCTTATAAGGCAATGGTGGAGTTCTGCAGGGAAGATGAGAAGGTGAAAAGACAGCTTTCAAAAGAACGTGAGGAAGATATCAGAGAAGAGTTTGATAATGACTGGGAGCTTAACCTGGAAATTAATAAAAATGGGACGGTCAAAGACACACTCAGCAACATAACAGAAATACTCCGCCATGACAGCATGTTCAGAGCCATTTCGTACAATGAGCTGTCGCATACCATAGATGTTAACGGACAGCTTCCGTGGAAACAGGTAAAGCAGGGCTGGAGCGATTCGGATCTCTCCTGCGCCAAGGTGTATCTGGATAAAAAGTACGGTATCTGGTCACCGGGGAAGTTTAAAGATGCGCTGCTTGCGGGAGCTTCGGAGAGATCATTCCACCCGATTAAAGATTATTTTAATTCGCTGCTTGCCTGGGACGGAATAGAGAGGGTGGATACTCTTCTTATTAACTACTTTGATGCTGAGGATAATATTTATACCAGGGATGTAATGAGGAAAACTTTAGTTGCAGCGGTGGCCAGGATATATGAACCGGGGATAAAGTTTGATTATGTATTAATTTTAAACGGTGATCAGGGAATTGGAAAATCCACTTTCTTTTCAAAGCTTGCAGGAAGATGGTTTTCTGACAGCTTGACAATATCAGATATGAGGGATAAGGCTGCGGCGGAAAAGCTCCAGGGTTACTGGATTTTAGAACTCGGGGAGCTTGCAGGCCTCAGAAAGATGGATGTTGAAACAGTTAAATCCTTTATCACAAGGACGGATGATAAATTTCGCCAGAGCTATGGGGTAAGTGTTGAAAACCACCCAAGGCAGTGCATTATAGTCGGGACCACCAACGCAGAAAAAGGTTTTTTGAGAGATGTGACAGGCAACAGGAGATTCTGGCCTGTTCAAGTTAAACTAGGGAAAAAGAGTATTTGGGATGAGCTTACACAAAATGAAGTTAATCAAATTTGGGCGGAGGTAATTGTAAAGTATAAAGCTGGAGAAGAATTAACATTAAAAGGAGAAGCGGCAGTGATGGCATACCAGCATCAGCAGGAAGCCATGGAGGAAGATGACCGTGAAGGTCTTGTCAGAGATTATCTGAATACTCTTCTGCCGGACAGCTGGGATAAGATGGATTTATACCGAAGACATAATTTCCTAGCCGGCGACAGTGAATTTGGCACTGAAACTTTAGTAGGTACTGTAAAAAGAGAAAAAGTATGCATTCAAGAGATTTGGTGTGAATGTTTTGGTAAAAAGAAAGAAGATATAAGAAGAAGTGATTCTTTTGAAATACAAGGTATTTTAGTAAAAATAGGAGGATGGAAGCGTTATAGGGGTAATAAATTTGGTAAGATGAGGATTCCTATTTACGGTCCGCAATTAACATATATAAGAGATGAAAACTAATGCAAGTTTACAAGAACTAAATAAATGTTTTTAAGATACTTAAGATTAAAACAGGTACATTTTAAAAACTTGTGTCAAATGTAGATAAAACAAGGCTTTATACTATATTAGTTCTTATGTTCTTATCTATATTATAGAGTATGTATATATATTATATATAGAGTATATAAGGTACACACGTAGATATACGCACGCGTAAGAGTTTAAAACCCTAAGAAACAGCCTTAAGAACTAAAGATGGAAGGTAAAAATCATAATCTCAGCTATAAAAAAAGCATGGAGGGCAGTAAAAATGAGAGAAAAAGATATAGAGCAGATACTAATTAGAAAAGTGAAAAAAAGAGATGGATTAGCATTAAAGTTTATTTCTCCTAATGTGAATGGAGTGCCAGATCGTCTGGTGCTCCTCCCTAAAGGCAAAATAGCATTTGTAGAATTAAAAGCACCAGGAAAGAAAATGAGACCTCTTCAAATAAAAAGAAAAACACAATTAGAATCATTAGGATTTTTAGTTTATTGCATAGATAGAAAAGAAGATATAGAAGGTGTTATAGATGAAATTGAAAAAAGTAAATTATAAACCGCATGGATATCAAGCTTTTTCAACAGAGTTTATATTAGAACATAAATCAGCAGGACTTTTCTTGGAATGTGGTCTTGGTAAAAGTGTAATAACTTTAACTGCAATTGTAGAACTTATGTATAATATGTTTGAGGTTTCAAAAGTTTTAATAATTGCACCGCTTAGAGTAGCTGATACTACTTGGCAGGATGAAATAGAAAAATGGGAGCATCTGAAATGTTTAAAGATTTCAAAGGTACTGGGAAGTAAGAAAAATAGGATAATGGCACTTTATAGAAAGGCAGATGTATATACCATCAACAGAGAGAATGTTCCATGGCTTGTGGATTTTTATAAAAATGACTGGTCTTTTGATATGGTGGTTATTGATGAGCTTTCAAGTTTTAAATCCCCGTCAGCTAAGAGGTTCAGGGCTTTAAAGAAAGTAAGGCATAAGATTAAAAGAATTATAGGGCTTACCGGAACACCTGCTCCCAACGGACTTTTGGATATCTGGAGCCAGATGTACCTTTTGGATGGCGGAGAAAGACTTGGCAGAACTTTTACAGGCTACCGCGGCAGATATTTTCATCCTCAAAAGTATATCAACGGAGGAATACCCGCTGACTATGCTGTTAATGAAAATGGAGAAGAAAAAATCTACGAAAAGATTTCAGATATATGCATCAGCATGAAGGCTCTTGATTATTTGAAAATGCCTGAGTGCATTTTAAACAAAGTGGAAGTGGAACTTTCTGAAAAAGAGATGCAACTGTATAGAAAGCTGGAGAGGGATTTACTCATTCCTTTTGAGGACAGTGATGCGGATGCGGCAAATGCGGCAGTTCTGGCAAACAAACTTCTTCAGATGGCAGATGGCGCTGTGTATGATGAATTTAATGATGTAAAATATATACATGACAGAAAGTTAGATGCCTTAGAAGATTTAATAGAATCAGCTAACGGCAAACCAGTACTTGTATATTATGCCTTCAAACATGACAGAGATAGGATTAAAGCACGTTTTGATGCAGGAGAAATTAACACTTCAGAGGATATTGCAAAGTGGAATGAGGGAAAAACTCGGACAGCTCTCTGCCATCCGGCTTCTACAGGACACGGTCTTAACCTTCAATACGGAGGCTGTACTATTATCTGGTTTGGTCTCACCTGGAGCCTTGAACTTTACCAGCAGGCAAATGCAAGACTCTGGAGACAGGGACAGAATCATACCGTGGTTATCCATCATATTCTGACTAAGGATACAATAGATCAACGTGTTATGAGAGCACTTCAAGATAAAGATACAAGCCAGGCGGCTCTGATTGATGCAGTTAAAGCAGGAACGGGCGGTGGGGATTATGAATAAAAAAGAACTTTCACAGCTTTATTATCTTAACCGGGAGATTGAGCAGTTAAAAAGCAGAATAGAGGAACTGGAGTGTATTGCAGTTTCAGATACATCAAGGATAACCGGTATGCCGCACGTCACCGGAATATCAGATAAAGTAGGAAGATACGCTGCTGAAATTGCGGACCTTAAGGGACTGCTGGATTTAAACTTAAAAAAATGTTTCTATGAACTCAACAGGCTTAACAGGTATATAGAAAGTATTGATGACAGTCAGATGAGGATGATTATGACATTGAGATATGTAAACGAGCTTAGCTGGAGACAGATTGCATTTAGCATTGGCGGCGGGAATACAGAAGACAGTATTAAAAAACTTGCCTATAGATATTTAAAGAAAAATTGAAAGTTGTCCCTTTTGTCCCGATTATATATGTTAGAATAATAGCATAGAAATATAAAAAGCTCTCAGAAAAGTCTGGGAGTTTTTTATAACCCAAAAAAATAATAAATGAAAGCTTCTGAGGAGATTACCTTGGGAGCTTTTTTATTTGGAGGAATAGATATGTTTGTTCACAGATGCAGAAAATGTATTTGGAGTAATAAAATAAGCAGAGATCTTTTGTATTGTATCTTTCCGGGATGCATTATGAAAAGAAAAACAGAGGTGTGTAGAAATGAGCCCGAGAAGACCGCTAAAACCTTGTAAGCACCCAGGCTGTCCCAAACTTACAGAAGGAAGATACTGTGAAGAACATAAAAAACTTTATGTTAAAGAAAGAGACAGCTCAGCAGGCAGAGGCTATGGCAGCAGATGGAGAGCAGCAAGAAACAGATACCTCAAAGCTAATCCTCTGTGCGTAAGGTGCAGGAAACAGGGAAAGTTAACCAGAGCAGATGTTGTTGATCATATTGTTCCTCACAGAGGTGACAGGACTTTGTTCTGGGATGAAAGCAACTGGCAGCCGCTTTGTAAGAGGTGTCATGATAAGAAGACTATGACTGAAGATAGATATCAGGAATATAAATTTTGATCCGAAGAAATTTTATCAGAATCCCAGGGGGGGCAATATCTCTAAATGGGACAGGCAGATGACCGCCGCCCCCTCTTGTGTGAATTTTCGCAGAATTAAACAAGGGGGGTAATAAAAAATTACAGAATATAAAGGCCTTTTTAAGTAACTGCAGTATCCTGCAGCTGATTTTTTACTGCGTAAAAGTTTATTGAAAGGAGCATCTGCTATGACAGATGATGACAGGAAAAAAATAAGAGAGTTAAGGCAGAAGGGCATGGGATATAAAAAAATTGCAGTACTTTTAGGACTGTCAAGAGACAGTGTGAGAGGATTCTGCAGGCGCAACGGATTAGGAGGAAACTCATGTGTGGTTGCACTTAATGTAGAAGAAAAATTAAAAATGAATCTGATCTGTGCTTGCTGCGGAAAACCTATTAAGCAGAAAAGTCAGGGAAGAACAAGGAGATTCTGTTCTGAAGCATGCAGAAGAAAATGGTGGAAGGAGCACCAGAGTGAAAGAAATAAAAATCCTTCCTCTGTTTACAAATACATCTGTGCGTATTGTGGAAAGGAATTCAGAGTTTATGGCAATAAGAAACGAAAATACTGCAGCCATAACTGTTATATAAAAGATAGATTCTGGGGTGATGAAATTGGAATTTAAAAAGTTGAACATAGATTCGCTTATACCTGCTGAATATAACCCAAGGAAGAAACTTAAACCAGGAGACAGTGAATTTGAAAAAATAAAGAACAGTATCAGTGAGTTCGGATATGTCGATCCTGTTATTGTTAACAGTGATCTGACTGTAATCGGCGGTCATCAGAGGATATCGGTGTTAAAGACACTTGGATTCACCGAGATTGACTGTGTGATTGTTGACGTTGATAAGACTAAAGAAAAGGCGCTGAATATTGCTCTTAATAAAATCAGCGGGGAATGGAATAAGGAATTACTTGCTGACATTATAAAGGATTTGCAGAGTTTGGACTATGATACATCTTTTACTGGATTTGATCCTCCTGAGATTGATGAACTCTTTAATGAACTTCATCCTGAAGGTGTGAAAGAAGATGGATTTGACGAACCGCCTCCGGAAACACCTATTACAAAACAGGGAGACATATGGCTGCTTGGCAGACACCGTTTAATCTGTGGTGACAGTACAAAACCTGAAGTTTACAAAATTTTGATGGATGGGAAAAAGGCAAATCTGGTTGTAACAGATCCGCCGTATAATGTGGACTATAAGGGAACGGCAGGAAAAATTCAAAATGACAATATGGAAGATAAAAAGTTCTATAATTTTCTGATTGATGCTTACAGGGGTATGTACGAGAACCTTGCAGACGGTGGTTCAATTTATATATTTCATGCTGACAGGGAAACTGTGAATTTCAGAACAGCATTTAAAGATGCAGGATTTTTCTGCCATCAGACTTGTATATGGGTAAAGAATTCTCCGGTTCTCGGAAGGTGCGATTATCAATATAATCACGAACCGGTGCTTGTAGGCTGGAAACCTACTGCAGGGCATAAATTTTACGGAGACAGAAAACAGAGAACCACCTGGAATTTTGACAGACCTAAAAAATCAAAATATCATCCGACAATGAAGCCTGTAGCATTAGTAGCATATCCTATTACAAATTCAAGTCTGACTAATTCTATAGTTCTTGATCCTTTTGGGGGCAGTGGATCCACTCTCATTGCCTGCGAACAGACAGATAGAATTTGCTACATTATAGAGCTTGATGAAAAATATGCTGATGTTATAGTTAAGAGATTTATAGAGCAAGTAGAAAATGAGGATAACATTTATTTACTTAGAGATGGTGAAAAAATAGCATATAAAAATATACCTAAAATTGAATAAAACTCTTGCTATATGTGTGTTTTAGAGTGATATATAGTATAACAAAAAACACACTTTGAGAGGGGAAAACAAAATGAAAGAAGAATTAAGAAGGCTTACCAAAGACGGAGAATTCAAATTTTATAATGGAACTAGATCAGAAAACACAGAAAAGGCATTGAAGCTTATGAAAACAGCACAAAAAAGTGGCTGCCAAGGTTATAAGATTTATTCAAACAGCTTTGGATATATTGTGAGATTGGAGGGTTAAGCTTGAAAAATCAAACAATCGGCGTGGAAATTGAAATGACAGGAATAACCAGGGAAAAAGCTGCTGAAATTGTTTCAGAATTTCTTAAAGGAAAAATCAGAAGAGTATATGACAGCTACGATACCTACAAGGTAACAGCACAAGACAACAGAGTTTGGAAAATAATGAGTGATGCTAGTATTCGGACAATGAAAAATGAAAAAGGAACACTTGTTCCGGAAGATAGAAGTTACAGCGTGGAACTTGTAACACCTATTCTAAAGTATGATAAGGATATAGAAACTCTGCAGGAACTTATAAGAAAACTGCGGCATATAGGTGCAGTCAGCGAAAGCAGGCTTAAATGCGGTATTCACATTCACATAGGAGCGGAGAAGCATACTCCCGCTACATTAAAGAATCTGGTTAACCTCATGGCTTCAAAGGAAGATTTAATTTACAAAAGCCTTGAAATTGATCCGGAAAGAGTCAGATACTGCAAGAAGATCAATGAGGATTTGATTGAAACCATAAATATAAAAAAGCCCAAGACTTTAGAAAAACTTGCCGATATCTGGTACAGCGGCTATGGCGTTGAAAGCAGGGAACGCCATTACCATACTAGCAGGTATCACGGCCTTAACCTTCACAGTACTTTTACCAGAGGTACCATTGAATTCAGACTTTTTAACGGAACTATGCATGCAGGAAAAATCAGAAGTTACATTGTTTTCTGCCTGGCAGTAAGCCATCAGGCATTAGTTCAGAAGAGGGCGATGGCAAAACGCACACATACGGACAATGAAAAGTACACCTTCAGGTGCTGGCTTTTGAGACTCGGACTTATAGGTGATGAATTTAAAAACTGCAGACGCCATCTTATGAAATCACTTGACGGGAATTCAGCCTGGAGAAATCCAAAAGCTGCTTGAAGCTAAGTCTATAGATAAAGAGGGAAATTCATTACCTTCTTTATCTAATTAAATTATTATAAGGAGAAATAAAAAATGTCTGAAAAAGCAAAATTATATGGAGCCTATGGTTCTAATATGAATTTAGAACGAATGGGTAATAGATGTCCAAAAGCTAAGGTCGTAGGAGTTGGAGTACTTGAAAATTATAAGTTAAACTTCAGAGGAAGGTATAAAGGTGTTGCAAACATTGAACCTTGCAAGGGGAGAACATTACCAATTGTTTTATGGGAGATTACTGAAGAATGTGAAAGAACACTTGATCTGTATGAGGGTTTCCCGGACCTTTATGTCAAAAAACAGATTAAAGTTACATCAGGACATAAATCAAAAGAACCCATGTTTTATGTTATGGCAGATAAATATGCAGATGTGCCGGCGGCTCCTACAGAATACTATTTTGGAGTAATTGCCAGAGGATACTCTGACAACAAAATTGACTTAAAAACTCTTGAGATTGCGTATTCAGAATGTTTATCTGAACTAAGAGGAGGCAGCCATGGATAAATTTTTCACACAGGAAACCTGTGACAGGTGCGGAGGTTCCTTAGAGAAAGGCAGAATAATGTCAATGTTCAATACAGAGTGCATCTGCATGGTCTGCTCTGAAAAGGAAAAGAAGGATAAGGATTATGATAAGGCAGTAAAAGCTGACTATGAAGAAATCAAAAAGGGTAATTATAACTATAAAGGTATAAGAGGTTAATTGAAAATGATGAGTGAAAAGATTGCAGTGCAGATTTTATCAATAAGAGAAGATGGAAAGTACAATATGTTTGATATCGTTAATATTCAGAAGGAAGCTTATAATAGGAAATTTTATGAACTGGCATATTTTTTAGAAGAGCATGAGCAGGAGTATTCAAATTTCATATTAACCGGGCAGAAATAAGATTGGTTTTATAGGAGCTTACAAAGAAAGTAGGCTCTTTTCTTATGATGAATTTTAAAGATTGGGGGTGAAACCTATGGCACAGAGGGGAAGAAAACCAAAGCCAACTCTTATAAAACAGCTTGAAGGCAATCCGGGAAAAAGACCACTTAATGAATTTGAGCCAAAACCTGAAAAAAGAGCACCGAAATGCCCGACCTGGCTGGATAAAGAAGCTAAAAAAGAATGGAGAAGGACGGCAAAACAGCTTGAGAAACTTGGAGTGCTGACAGAAGTGGATATGGCGGCTTTTGCAGGATACTGTGAGGCCTATGCACGATGGAAAGAGGCAGAGGAATTCATATCAAGACATGGAACTATTATAAAAACACCAAGCGGATATTGGCAGCAGGTGCCGCAAGTATCTATTGCCCAGACCTATCTTAAAATTATGATTAAGTTCTGTGAACAGTTTGGACTTACGCCTTCCTCAAGGAGCAGGATTGTTGCAGATAAGGGAAATGATGAGGTTAATGATCCTATGGAAATAATGCTGAGAGAAGTGGTGAAATAGATGTATGATGAAATAAAAGCACTGCGAACGGTGAATTTCATAAAATGTCTCAGACACACAAAAGGACAGTGGAGAGGAGTGCCTTTTGATCTGCTTCCTTGGCAAGATAAAATAATCAGAGATGTATTTGGTAATGTTAAAGAAAATGGATATCGTCAGTATAACACTGCTTATATAGAGATCCCTAAGAAAAATGGGAAAAGTGAACTTGCGGCAGCAGTGGCACTTTATATGACCTGCGGGGACAATGAATGGGGGGCTGAGGTTTATGGGTGTGCGTCTGACAGGCAGCAGGCATCAATCGTATTTGATGTGGCAGTAGATATGATTGATCAGTGTCCAGCTCTTAAGAAAAGAATAAAACCGATAATGTCAGTAAAAAGACTGGTATACAAACCTACAAACAGTTTTTACCAGGTACTGTCAGCTGAAGCTTATACAAAACACGGCCTCAATGTTCATGCAGTTGTTTTTGATGAACTCCATGCACAGCCTAACAGGGATTTATTTGATGTTATGACAAAAGGTTCTGGAGATGCAAGGTTGCAGCCTTTATTTTTTCTTATAACTACTGCAGGTACGGACAGAAATTCCATATGCTTTGAACAGCACCAAAAGGCACTGGATATAATAGAAGGCAGAAAAATAGATCAAACTTTTTATCCGGTTATTTACGGTATAGGTGATAGTGATGACTGGGGTGATGAGAAGAACTGGTATAAAGCCAATCCATCTCTTGATCACACTATTGATATAGAAAAAGTCAGAAATGCCTATAACAGTGCGAAGGAAAATCCAGCTGAGGAAAATATATTCCGTCAGCTTAGATTAAATCAGTGGGTAAAGCAGTCAACACGCTGGATGCAGATGGATAAATGGGACGAATGTGATTTTGGTATAGATATGGATTTACTAAGTGGCAGAGAATGTTATGGGGGACTTGACCTTTCAAGCACTACTGATATTACTGCTTTTGTTTTGGTATTCCCGCCAAGAACAACAGATGAAAAATATATAGTTTTACCATTCTTTTGGATACCAGATGATAATCTAAAGTTAAGAGTAAGAAGGGACCATGTACCTTACGATGTGTGGGAGAAGCAGGGCTATATAAAAACTACAGAAGGGAATGTGGTCCATTATGGATTCATAGAAACCTTTATTGAACAACTCGGTAAAAAGTATAATATTAAGGAAATAGCTTTTGACAGGTGGGGAGCTGTGCAGATGGTACAGAACCTTGATGGTATGGGATTTACAGTTATTCCTTTTGGACAGGGATATAAGGATATGTCTCCGTCTTCCAAGGAATTAATGAAGTTAACCCTTGAAAAGAAAATAGCACATGGAGGAAATCCGGTGCTTAGGTGGATGATGGATAATATCTATGTTAAAACTGACCCGGCAGGAAATATTAAGCCTGATAAGGAAAAAAGCACAGAAAAAATTGATGGTGTAGTGGCACTTGTTATGGCATTGGACAGAGCAATAAGAAACCAAGGTAGTTGTGGCAGTGTTTATGATGATAGAGGAATTTTAATTTTGTAAGAGATGGTGTGTGTATCTTGTAACAAATCTGTTAAGCTCATTGAAAGATCCACGTTTTCGTGATAAAATGGTTTAACTAGGAGAAGGATGGTGCTATGGGAAATAAATTTTATGCTGTAAGAAAAGGAAAGAAAACAGGAATTTATACAACATGGAATGAATGCAAACAATGTGTTACAGGATATTCTGGAGCTGAATATAAAAGTTTTACTACTAAAAAAGAGGCAGAATGTTATTTAAATAAAGAAGGACAAGCAGCCAACCTAAATAATACTTGTAATGATATGGCTGAAGCAATTGCTTATGTTGATGGCAGTTTCAATAAAGAAACAAAAGAATTTTCATATGGTGCCGTTATATTTTGGCAAAATAAGGAATACCATTTTTTAGATAAATTTGATGATAACAAATTAGCGGAGATGCATAATGTCGCAGGGGAATTAAAAGGTTCTGAAAGAGCAATGAAATTTGCATTGGAAAATGAAATAAGTAAACTAATTATTTATCATGATTATGAAGGAATAGCCAAATGGTGCACAGGTGAATGGAAAACTAAAAAAGAAGGAACTAAAGATTATAAAAATTTTTATGAAAATGTTAAACAAAGTGTATGTATAGAGTTTGTAAAAGTTAAAGGTCATAGCGGAGATAAATATAATGAATTAGCAGATAAATTGGCTAAAGAGGCAATGCTTAAATCAACTATTGCTAAAACTGGGATTTCAAAGGTAGGTAGCATAAATGAAAAAAATATCCCAAAAGAATATAATACGCCAGTTTATATAGACAGAGAAAAAATAGATGATATTATTTCTTTAGTTGGTAGTAAAGAGTGGGAAGATTTTGAATGTGAAAAATTAACTAAGGTAGGAAATGCAGATAGGTGTATATTTTATGTTGATGGTAAAAAGGCTGTGCTAGATTTTTACTTTAGAAAAGATGGGCCAACAACAATGAAACCTACAAGTAATAATATAGAATTATCTGAAAAATTAAAATTACTAATTGAGCAACAATGTACTTATAAAGATGTAGGAGCATCAAAAACCCATTCGTTATTAATAACTAAAGAATGGGCAACTAAATTAGTAGATTTTATGAGTACTCTAGATAAGGTAAAGTATAATCATACAAGTTGTCAACATCCAAAACATGAGTGTTATCAATTTATTAGTAATATAGGAGATAAAATTACATTTAATATTTATGATACAGGTAAACTAGTAATACAAGGTAAACCAGCTTATTTATATAGTGAGACAATATCGTTTTTGGCATATTGTCCCCAAATTACCATAGAGGATATATTAGATGCTAATAATAAATTCCAAAATATTGATGTTAAAACTGATGATATTAGAGATGAACTTAAAGTATTAATGCCTACAGCCTATAACAATATTGATCATACAATAATAAAAATATTAACCCCATCTTTAATGTTAAAGAAAATAAAAATGGAATTAGAGGATTATTCATGTTATGCTTTTCCAGCCTTAAGGGCATTAGAAGGATACTTGAAATTTTTATTTTCATCAAAAAATATAGTAGTAGATCGCACTTTTGTACCTTTCTACGATTATAATCCTTCAGATGGGCAACACTATTTAAATAGACACTATTCAATTGAAGTTAATGATAGCAAGACTCAGGCAGCTATGGAAGAAGTTTATAATTATTTTAGAAAAAATAGACATATACTGTTTCATACAGAGCAAATATTATTCAATACTGTTATTTTAGATAATCGACAAGAAGCGGACTTAATTATAAATGAAGTAATTAATCTCATAGAGAATACATATAATGGTATAATAAATTAAGAAAAATATTTTATGAAGGAAGGTATCGTTATGAATAATTTTAATATAATAAAACTGCATAATGAACCTTACAATTATTTGATAATTGCTACTAATTACCTTAGTTCTCTGAGTAATTTAGATAAATTTAAGAATGTAATTGATATAGATTGCGGTAAAGTGTTATTTGATTTTATGCTAGTAAATGGTAATAAAAAAAATAGGTTTATTGAATGTGAAGTTGTAAATTCAGATTGTAAAAGAAGCACATTCAAGTTAGCTGAAAGTGTAGATGAATATATAAAAAGAATTAGTTCTCAGTTCTTTATTGAGCATAAGGAACTCGTAAGCGGTAGTGTTTTACCTAGTCCTTTAAAATATTTAATTACTACTGGAGATATAGTATAATATTAGAAAATAAAAAGTAGTCTTATTTAAGATAATCGAGATTTTAATAAAAGAGTTAAATCACTTCATAAATGAAGTGATTTTTTCATACTCATTTTTAGGAGGTAAACATAATGAAAATACCGATACTATCCAGGCTTTGGGAATCCAGAGCAGGTCCAAAAAACAGTTTTTGGCAGAGTACCTGCAGCTTTTTCTTTGGTAGTACCACAAGCGGCAAAACAGTAAACGAAAGAACTGCAATGCAGACTACCGCAGTTTATGCCTGTGTCAGAATACTTTCTGAAACCATAGCTTCACTGCCGCTTCATACTTACAGACATACTGAAAACGGTAAGGAAAAAGCAACAGAACATTCCATATATCATCTTCTTGCAGATGAACCAAACCCTGAGATGACATCGTTCGTGTTTAGAGAAACACTTACGGGTCATCTTTTATTATGGGGAAACGCTTATGCACAGATAATTCGCGATGGCAGAGGAAAAGTAATTGCTCTTTATCCTCTGCTGCCGGATAAAATTACAGTGGACAGAAATGATAAGGGAGAAATTTACTATATTTACAATAAAGAAAGGCAGCTTTATTCACTGAGATCTGATGAAGTTTTGCATATTCCCGGACTTGGATTTGACGGATTAATCGGATATTCCCCAATAGCCATGGCTAAAAATGCGATTGGTATGGCTATAGCGACGGAGGAATATGGTGCTAAGTTCTTTTCAAACGGTGCAAACCCAGGAGGTGTACTTGAGCATCCTGGTATAGTAAAAGATCCCGCAAGAGTGAGAGAAAGCTGGAACAGTGTATATCAGGGAAGCAGTAACTCACACAGAGTTGCAGTTCTTGAAGAAGGTATGAAATTTCAGAGCATAGGTATCCCACCGGAGCAGGCACAGTTTTTAGAAACCAGGAAATTTCAGACAGAGGAAATCTGCAGAATTTTCAGAGTCCCTCCGCATCTGGTGGCCAATTTAGATAAAGCAACTTTCAGCAACATAGAGCATCAGTCAATTAGTTTTGTTGTCCATACTATAAGACCCTGGCTGGTGAGAATAGAGCAGTCAATTAATAAAGCCCTGTTTACTGAAAGTGAAAAAAGGGAGTATTTTGTAAGTTTTGTAGTGGAAGGACTGCTGAGGGGTGATTATGCTTCCAGGATGCAGGGCTATGCAATAGGAATTCAAAACGGGTTTTTAAGTCCAAATGACGTCAGGACTTTGGAGAATATGAATACTATTGAAAATGGAGATATATATGCCATGAATGGCAATATGCTTAAACTTGAAGATGTCGGGGCATATATAAAAGGGAAAAAATGGAGGAAAGAAAATGAAACGTAAATTTTGGAACTGGGTAAAAAATGAAGAAAGCAGAACGCTTTATTTTGATGGATATATTGCACAGGACAGCTGGTTTGATGATGACATTACTCCAAGGCAGTTTAAGGATGAACTTACAGCTTCTGATGGAGACATAACAGTATGGCTTAATTCTCCGGGAGGAGATGTTTTTGCCGCAAATCAGATTTACACAATGCTAAAGGAATACAAGGGTAAGATAACAGTGAAAATTGATGGAATAGCAGCCAGCGCGGCATCAGTTATTGCTATGGCAGGAAGTGAAATATTAATGTCACCGGTAGCAATGATGATGATTCATAATCCTTCTACAGTTATTTTTGGAGAATCATCAGATCTTCAAAATGGAATGGATATGCTGTCAGAGGTAAAGGAGAGCATAATAAATGCCTATGAACAAAAGACAGGCCTTCCGAGGGCAAAAATATCAAAGATGATGGATGCTGAAACCTGGTTCAGTTCTAAGAAAGCAGTGGAGCTTGGTTTTGCAGATGAAGTTCTGTACGGTGATGCTGAGAAAGATGTAACTAACGGTTTTATATTTGACAAGGTCACTGTCACCAACACATTGATGAGGAAAATACCGAAGGTAAAACAAATGCAGTCTGCGGCAGAAACAGGTACGCAGCATGGGCAGCTTCTTAAAAGACTTGAACTTCTAAAATATTAGATCAGGAGGAATATACATGAATAAAATATTGGAACTCAGAGAAAAGAGAGCTAAATTGTGGGACAGTACAAAGGCTTTTCTGGACAGCAGGAGAAATGAAAGCGGATTATTATCAGCAGAAGATACTGCCGCATACGAAAAGATGGAGACTGATGTTGTAAACCTGGGAAAGGAAATAGACAGGCTGGAAAGACAGGCAGCACTGGATCTGGAACTTTCAAAAGCAACTTCAAGTGCAATCAGGAACAATCCCGGTGGAAACATTTCCGGAGAAAAGACAGGAAGGGCATCAGATGAGTATAAAAGTGCTTTCTGGAAAACCATGAGAAATAAGAGCAGCTTTGATATTCAGAATGCCCTGCAGGTTGGAACTGACAGTGAAGGAGGTTTCCTTGCACCGGACGAGTTTGAAAAAACACTTATTGAAAGCTTGGAAGAACAGAACATATTCAGGCAGCTTGCAAATATAATCACCACATCATCGGGGGATAAGAAAATCCCTGTGGTCGCATCTAAGGGAACCGCATCCTGGGTGGATGAAGAAGGAGCTATTCCGGAATCAGATGATGCATTTTCACAGGTATCAATAGGAGCATATAAACTGGCCACTATGATTAAGGTTTCCGAGGAACTTCTTAATGACAGTGTTTTTAATTTAGAGAATTATATAGCAAAAGAGTTTGCGAGGAGAATCGGTGCTAAAGAAGAAGAAAGCTTCTTCACAGGTGATGGCACGGGAAAGCCTACAGGAATATTTAACGGGACAGGCGGAGGAGAACTCGGGGTCACAGCATCAAGTGCGGCAGCTATAACTCTGGATGAGATTATGGATTTATTCTACTCACTTAAATCTCCCTATAGAAAAAATGCTGTATTTTTAATGAATGACTCAACTGTTAAATCTATAAGAAAACTTAAAGACGGAAACGGCCAGTACATCTGGCAGCCTTCTGTTACAGCACAGCAGCCCGATACCATACTCAACAGACCTGTAAAGACATCTGCCTATGTGCCTGCAATAGGATCGGGTGCAAAAATTATAGCTTTTGGTGATCTCAGTTACTACTGGGTGGCAGACAGGCAGGGAAGATCCTTCCAGAGATTAAATGAACTCTATGCAGCAACAGGACAGATTGGATTTAAGGCGGCACAAAGAGTTGACGGAAAGCTGATACTTCCTGAAGCCGTTAAGATTTTGCAGATGAAAGCGTAGGTGAGATTAAATGAGTAATGTAAAAAATTATGCAGAGCAGGGTGGAGACAAATGGATTGTAGGCGGCGTTCTTGAGATCAAAGATGGCGGTGAGATTAAGATTGATGGAACACAACTTACCAGAGCAGATTCACAATCTGATAGTACTGCCGCAGATATAGCTGGACTTAAAGATGATTTTAACGCACTTCTTACAAAATTGAAAAATGCCGGACTTATGTCATAAAACTAAGCAGAAGATTAAATCGGAGGTGGGTGTATGGTAATTTCACTTGAAGAGGCAAAACTTTATCTGAGAGTTGAGGGTGATGAGGAAGATACACTCATCACCGATTTTATAACTGCTTCAGAAGAAATCTGCGAGGGAATATTAAGGTATCCGCTGTCAGAACTTGATACAGTACCGGATACAGTGAAGCAGGCTGTTTTAGTTGCTGCAGCTAATATGTATGAAAAGCGGGAGAGCTTTGAGGTAAAAGAGATTCTTGATATCATGACAAGACTTCTGTTTTCCTATAGGAAGGAAAGCTGGTGAAACTGTGGTTATAGGTGATTTAAGGCATAGAATAACACTTCAAAAATTTATTACCGAAGTTAATGAAAATGGATTTGAGACTGAAGTCTGGCAGGATTATAAAACAGTATGGGCATCAGTTTCACATTTATCAGGAAAAGAATACTACCAGGCAGCAGCAGTCCAGGCAGAGAAAACTATAAGATTTTTGGTAAGGTATGCCGGGGATATAGACACATCAATGAGGATTTTATTCAGAAACACACAGTACAGCATAACTTCTGCTGACAATATCAAGTACGAAAATAGATTTATAGAAATAAAAGCTGTGGAGGTGGAGAAAAGTGGCTGATATAGAACTTAAGGGAGTGGATCAAATACTAGATAAGCTCAACCAGATGGGTGCAAACATAACAAGGCTTGAAAATAAGGCGTTGAAAAATGCCGCAGAACCTGTACTTGAAGATGCAAAGGTCACAAATGCATTTAATGACAGGATCGGCAGACTCAGAAAGGGACTTAAAATAAGCAGTGTGAAAAAGAAAGAAGGAGTTAAATACATCCTTGTAGGTGTGGATAAAAGTGATAATTCGAAGATATTCTACGGTAAATTTTTAGAATTCGGGACTTCAAAAATATCTGCAAGACCATTTTTGCAGCCGGCCTATGAAAAAAATAAAGAGGAAATACAGAAAACTATAGCTGAAACCCTGAAGGAGGGCTTAAAGTGATAAACAGTCTGATAGTTCAGGCTTTGAAACCATTGAACATTCCTGTTTCATTTCAGAAATACAGCGGCAGGGAAAATACCTATATAACCTTTTTCAGCTATCTGGAGCAGGGTGAGCAGTATGCTGACAATGAAGAAAAAGCCGCAGGTTATTACATCCAGATAGATATCTGGAGTAAAAATGATTATACAGAACTTGCAGAAAGGGTAAAAAGTCATATGAAAGCCGCAGGGTTTATAAGAACTTCTGCGGCTGATTTATTTGAGAAGGATACAAAAATATATCATAAAGCATTAAGATTTTTCTATTTAGATTGATCAAAGGGAGGAAATAATATATGCCTCAGGTAGTAAACAGTGCTCCCGTGGGAGTGGAAAATTTAGTATATGCAGTTTTGACGGATGAAACAGCGGTAACTTATGGAATACCGGATTTAATTTCACCGGCAATAAATGTAAAGATAAGCCCGAAGAGTAATTCAGACACCCTCTATGCAGATGACAGGGCAGTTGAGACAGTATCCAGCATGGGAGAGGTGGAGGTCGAAATTGAAACACAGGATCTGCCTCTGGAGGTGCAGGCAGTACTTTTAGGTCATAGTCTGGATGAAACAACAAAGGTAATGAGTTATTCAGCTGATGACACGGCACCTTATGCAGCTATTGGATTCAAGATAAAAAAGGCAAACGGCAGGTACAGGTATGTCTGGCTTCTGAAGGGTAAATTCAGCGAACCGGAGGAAGAACATTCAACTCAGGAGGACAAGACCAATTTTCAGACACCAAAACTTAAGGGCATTTTTCTTACAAGGGCAGACGGCAGGTGGAAATATACTGCCGATGAGGACAGCGGATTTACAGGAGGGGATACCTGGTTTACCAATGTTTATAAGCCATCAGCCTAATATGAAGTGAGGAGGGACAAATTGTGGAAATAATATTAAATGACAAGACCTATGTAATGCCCAGGGTGAAAACGAGAATGCTCAGAAGAGCCATAGAAATAAATGAAAATACAGACTTTAATAATCTGAAAACAAAAGATCTGGACGGTCTGGTTGATTTTGTAGTTGAACTTTACGGGAATAAATTCGGGAGAGATGATTTTTATGATGGTCTGGATGCTGATAAACTTATAGATACTCTTAACAGCAGTATAAACGGAATAGTGGGGAATCTGGGAAAGAAATTAAATGAGTTCCCAAACAAGTAGGCGGAGGAGCAGAAGAAAAGCTTTCTCCGCTTGATTTTATAAAGGAGATATATTCGAAACTTCTGGAGCAGGGATGGACGCTGAATGATATTGATGAAACGGACGTATTCTTCTATTTTGATATCTTGATTTACAGGGCGGACAAAGAATATAAAAAGAATCTAAATGATGTTCTGAATATATTGTAGACAGGCGGTGAGAGAGTATGGCTGAAGAACTCGGAAGTCTGGCTGTAAAAATAGGACTGGATTCGAGTGGATTTCAAAATGGTATAAGCAGTATCAACAGAAATCTCAGAGTGCTTGACAGTGAATTTAAAGCAAATACTGCAGCACTTGGAGAAAATTCAAAGGGACTTGAAGGACTCAGGCTAAAATCACAAAGCCTTTCAAAACAATTGGAGCTTCAGAAACAGAGAGTAACTGTTCTTGATCAGGCCTATACTAAAAGTGCACAGACTAAAGGCAGAGACAGCAGGGCAACCCAGGAACTTGAAATAAAACTCAACAGGGCTAAACAGTCTCTCTCACAAATGGAAGGAGAACTCTCAAGAACAAATAAAGAAATAGAGGTTCAGAGCAGCAGGTGGACAGCCTTGGGTAAAAGTCTTGACGGAGTGGGAAATAAAATGAAATCCATAGGTGACGGACTGACAGGTGCAGGATCTAAACTTTCCCTTGCAGTAACTGCCCCGCTTGTTGCAGCAGGAGCCGCAAGTATAAGGCTTGCTTCAGATACAAGTGAAAGTATGAATAAAGTTGAAGTTGCATTTGGAAGCGTCAATCAAAGTGTAAAAAACTGGTCAGATACTACTTTAAAAAGCTACGGCATAGCAAAGGGTACTGCACTTGATATGTCTGCTCTTTATGGAGATATGGCAACAAGCATGGGACTAAATCAGAGGGAAGCCGCAAAAATGTCCATGTCTCTTGTTGGACTTGCAGGTGATCTGTCAAGTTTTAAAAATATAGATATAAAACAGGCTGAAGAAGCTTTAAATGGTATATTTACCGGTGAAACAGAGAGTCTGAAAATGCTTGGTATAGTTATGACAGATACGAATCTGCAGCAGTATGCCTATTCAAAAGGCATACAGAAAAAAACACAGGATATGACTGAAGCGGAAAAGGTACAGCTTAGATATAACTATGTCATGGATAAGACAAAAAATTCACATGGAGATTTTGAACGTACCAGTGCAGGTACTGCCAACCAGATGAGAGTATTTCAGGAGAGTTTAAAAGAACTGGGTGCTACAATGGGACAGAATATACTCCCTATAATAACTCCTATAATTGCCAGGTTAAATGAATGGATACAGGCATTTGGAAAACTGGATAAGGGTTCTCAGAGAATAATACTTGTCATAGGGGCAGTGATTGCTGCAATAGGTCCGGCTCTGGTTGGAATCGGAAGTGTGGTAAGAGCTGTGGGAGATATATCCACAGCAATAGGAAAGGTGTCAACCGCAGCAGGAAAATTAGGTGGTATGTCTAAGATCTTAGGAATGGTGTTTAATCCCTGGGTTATTGGCATAGGCCTTGCCATATTTGCAGGATATGAAATTTACAAGCACTGGGATGTTATTTCGCAGGGGGCTGCTCAGCTTTGGAACAATCTTACCGCTGTTTTTGAAAATATCAAAATGTCTGTATCCGGTGCCTGGGAAAATGTAAAAACTGCTACGCTTACTGCCTGGGAAACTTTGAAAAATACAGTAAGCAGCGGCCTTAACAGTATAAAAATCTTTTTAGAACCTGCCTTAAATTTTTACAGGACAATATTTCAGAATACCTGGGATATTATAAAAAATGTTGTTTTAGGGGCAGTTCTTATAATCTTTGATATAGTTACCGGAAACTTTACAAAGTTAAAATCTGATACAGAGCATATATGGACAAATATAAAAACAGCTTTAACAAATATATGGGAAACTATAAAAAATACTGCAGTAAATGCCTGGACCAGACTTAAAGAATCTGTGACAAGCTTATGCAGCAGTATAAAAGAAACTGTAATTAATATATGGAATTCTGTACTGTCCTGGTTTTCAGAACTTCCCGGGAAGCTTTATAATTATGGTTCAAGTATGTTTACCAGAATGAGAGATGGAGTTAAAAGCACAATAGGAAGTGTCAGAAGTTCCATAGAAGGGGGCATAAACAGCGCATTAAGTTATCTGGCAGGTTTACCGGGCAGAGCCTGGAGCTACGGAGTGGATTTTGTGAATGGAATTGTTAACGGCATAAGATCTGCCATAGGGAGAGTTGAAGATGCGGTAAGTGCTCTGGCTGCTAAAATAAGAAGCTATCTTCACTTTTCAGTTCCGGACGAAGGTCCTCTTACGGACTACGAGAGCTGGATGCCGGACTTTATGGAAGGTCTTGCTGAAGGAATAAATAGGAGCAGGTACCTTGTTTCTGATGCTGTAAACAGATTGTCACTTGATATGAAAGTAAGTCCCGAGGTGTCAGAAATACCGGTATCCCATAATTATAGCAATAGCTCAGAAGGAAAAGGAAATATTAGCAGCAAAAACGGACTTACCCTATATATAGAAAACTTTAATAATTACACTGAAAAAGATATAGAGCAGCTCGCCTATGAACTTGAATTTTACAGGCAAAAAACTGCCCTGGGAAAAGGAGGAGTTTAATGTGCTGAGTTTTGATTTTGGCGGTAAGAACAGCTGTGATGACTTTGAAATTCTAATAGCCAGAAGGCCGGATCTTCCTTCTCCTAAGCGCAGGGTAAATACAATAAATATTCCCGGCAGGGATTCAAACTTAAGATTTGATGAAAACACCTATGATGATATAATACTGACTGTTGAGTGCTCAGTAAAGGATACACATAATCTGGCAGATAAAATTGATGATATAAAAGCATGGCTTTTTACAGCAGGTGAGAGTGATCTGATATTCAGTTTTCAGTCTGATAAAAAATATATTGCCCAGGTGGTAAATGCCATTGACTTTAAGCAGGTGTATAAATACTTCAGTGAGTTTCCTGTAATATTTAACTGCAGACCCTTTAAATATGCAGTGGAAAATCACATGATAAATATAATCAGTTCAGGAACAGCTGTAATAAACCCGGGAACTGTGGAAAGCGAACCCGTAATGGACATCTACGGCTTGGGTGATATAGTTCTTAAAATAAATGAGGAGCAGATAAGTTTTAAAGGTGTAACTGAAAAAATCATAGTGAATTCAGTTATACAGGATTGCTATGATGATGCAGGAAATAATCTGAACGGAAAGATGACAGGGGAGTTTCCGAAACTGAAACCCGGGCAAAATATAATTGAATGGAGCGGAGATGTTGTTAAAGCTGAGATTCTGCCAAACTGGCGGTGGCTGTGATTATATAAACAAAAATAATTTTTATTTGAACTATTCATACTAATGAATTAAAATAGAGGTATAATAAGAAATCAGGAAGGTGAACCGATGAAGTCTACAAACTATGAAGACCTGATTATGAAAAGAGCAATGGATATTTTTGCAGAAGAGGGATTAAAATTCTTTGGCATAAACAAAAAGGTTAAGGAATTAGGACCAACAGAATTGGTAGTTTTAGAAACTAAAAATATGTTCATGGACTACACTTTCCTAATGGAGGATGATACTTTTATACATTTTGAGTTCCAGACAACTAATAAAGGGAAGGCAGACTTAAGAAGGTTTAGAGCTTATGAATCAATGCTGAGCCACCAGACAGAAAAAGATGTGCTTACATATGTTGTTTATTCAGGCAATATAAAAAATCCAGGAAATATTTTAAAAACGGGAATAAATGAATATAAAGTAAATTCCATATCTATGGCCGATAAAGACGGAGACAGGATATATAATGATATTATAGAGAAAATAAGATCAGGTATGGAACTTACGAAACAGGATATAATATCTTTGACATTTACTCCCATAATGGGTGGCAGTATAAGCACTGTAGATAAGATAATCAATTCGCTGAATGTATTAAAAGATGTAAATAAAGATTATAAATATGATGTTGAATCAATACTATATGCTTTTGCAAATAAATTTTTAAGCGGAAAAGATTTAGAGAGAGTAAAGGAGGAATTGAAAATGACCGAACTCGGTAAAAGCTTAATAGATGAAGGAAAAGATGAAGGAAAAAAAGAAAAAACTATAGAGATAGTCAAAAGAGCAATTAAAAAAGGTATGGACAACAAAACAATAAAAGAATTGACAGATTTAGACATTAATGAAATTGAACTGATAAGGAAAGTATTAAAGTAGGATTTTTACATTAAATTAGCTTATTATATTACAGTAAGCTGATTTTTTTTATTATCCAGAATTAAAATGATTTGAGTTGATAAAATGATATGTGTTTATGATAAAAAGACTGCCAAAGGGAACTTTGATAACAGCGGCCTCGGAGTATTAAGTGACGCTGTGAGCTGTTATATAACTGAAGAATTAAACGGCGATTATTCTCTGGAACTTGAGTATCCTGCAAATTCTAAAAAGGCAAAATACCTTACAGAGTGGAATATTATTAAGGCAGATGGGCAGCTTTTCAGGATATATAAAGTGGAAAAAAGCAGTGAAGTTAAAAATATCATTAGAGTGTGGGCAAAACACATATTTTATGATCTCTTGTATTACTTTATAGAAAATATTCAGGCTGAAAACTGCAGTGTTAAGACAGCTCTACAGAAGTCCCTTGTAGGAGATCTGATAACTATATATTCTGCAGACAGTGATATTATAACTTCAAACTCCATCAGTATTACAGAGAAAAATCCTGTGGAAGCCATATTTTCAATAATTGCTATATGGGGATGCGGAGAACTTAAAAGAGACAACTTTGATATCAAGATATTAAAAACTATAGGTAGTGATGCAGGAGTATTGATTGCTCGGGGTAAGAATATAACAGGATTGAAATTCAATATAGACACGACAAGTGTTGTGACAAAACTCTATCCTGTAGGTAAAAATGGTATAAAGCTTACTGAAAAATATATAAGCGTGCCTAACTGGAACAGTGATGCTTATCCGCCTTTTCCCATAATAAAAAAAGTGGAATTCAAAGATGCGGAAGATGAGGTCACATTAAGATCATTGGCTCAGGAGGCAGCAGAGGTAATAGGCTTAAGCAGGGTGAACATTGATGTGGATTTTGTTGAACTTAGCAGGACAAAGGAGTATGAAAATTATAGACATCTCCAGACAGTAAATGTAGGAGATCTGGTTATAGTAAGACATAAAGACTTTGATATCGATTTAAAAGTACCTGTAATTAAAATAAAGAAGGATGTTTTAACAGGTGTAAATGCTAAAGTTGAACTGGGACAGCCAAAGGACAGCATATTGAATAAGCTTGATACGGCAAATATTAAAACAACACTGGATGAACTGGGAAATAAGGTGGCTGAGTCTTTCAGCTCAATGCTTTATTATGCCAATCCTGTGCCGCTGACTGTAGGTACATCACCTGTTGAACCGGTTTATCTCGGGATAACAGCAGTGGCAGATACAAATCTTTCAATGAATTTTAGCATGTACTGCACAACAGAGAGTTCATGTACAATAACAATTCAGATTCAGCTGGACAATAAGGATATTGTATTTACACCCAGGCAGAAGTTGCAGCAGGGGGATAATGTTATAGGTATGCCTCTTGGAATACCTCAGGTTCAGCAGGGAGCACATTATATAGCGGTGTTTTTAAAGGTGGATACAGGTACAGTAAATATACCAATGTTCAATCTTCAGTGTATGATTGACGGAAGAAATCTCCAGGGTGGATTAAGTGCCCAACACCCGCATGCAGAATGTCTTGAGAGTCAGAAACTTGTGAATATAAACAGCTTGTATTTAAGCAAAGTAAAAAGTAAATGTTTAAAAACAGAAATGCAAACACCTGTTATTTCTACATTGAGTGTTCATAAAACAGCAGATACAGTATCAATTATAAGTGGAAAGCAGATGAGTACAAATCATGATATTTCAATTAAAAAGTACGGGGATATTCTGTATTTTACCCCACAGTACAAGTACAGATATTCAATAGATGAAAATGTATTAATATTGGACAATGATGGGCTTTACTTGAGGACAATTTATGAGGGAGTGGCAGCTGATGAAACAATAGATTCAGGTAAAATGTACAGCTTTGAACTTCTGGATGGCAGTAAATTTGCAGGCATTGAAAAATTGGAGGTGGAATAATTGGGTATATACACTGCAACCATAATTTCTCCAAAGGGAAACAGCGGTATGACCTTATTGAGTTCCCATAATGATGACAGTACAGTTAATTTCCCCGATATGGGTTTTGACTTTTTCTACAATGGTGTAAACTGCAGAACTACAATCAACATAAGCGGAAATTCCTGGATTGGTTTCACCGGTTCAGCTGAACAGCTTAAGATAAACAGGAGAGATGCAGGGGCAGACAATATTTACTATGCAAAAGAAATAGTAAATGGCAGGTCAACATTCAGAATCAGATGGGAAGGGCATCAAATCTACAGTAGCTGGGGAACTTTTGATCTTATATGGGAGATTATACTGTTTGATGACAGTGCCATGGTGCTTGTCATTGATAAAATACCTAATATAGGCACGAACTCCTTTGCAAATCCTGTGCTTGGAAATACTGCCTTAACTCTTGAAAACAGTAAATCCTATGCTTTTATTCCCGGGCAGGATCAGGGAAAAGCGTATACTGTCAAGGAAGGTTCCTATATTCAAACTGATATAAAATATCTTATAGCTGACGGAAATGATATTAAACACTGGGATAATATAAGTGAAAGCTATGTTAAAGTTTCAGAACTTCCCATGACAGCAGAAAAGTTTCAAACCTATGGTGATGATATCTGCCATAAAGAAAGAACAGGACTTGTATCCTCATCTCCGGTCTTAAAAATATGGTCACCTATAACTGAGATGTCAACACCTGTGGTAACTCAAACAATTAAACCAAAGCCTGTAATTGTAAGCATGAAAGAAGACATTTCATTTACTGAAGCATATATAATAGATATAGTTAATGCGGTAATAACCTTAGATAATGCAGGCAGTGGAATTATAGTTTTTATAGCAAGTACAGATAGTGGAACTACATGGAAAGCGTGGAACGGAAGTTCATGGGTACTGGTGGATATAGAAAATATGCAGGATGTAAAGTCAAAAGGGATGTCCGTTGCAGATCTTCAGGGAATTACCGAAGCACAGTGGACATCTCTCGGACTTTTAGATAAAAAGATGAGGTTTGCGTGGTATATGGAAATTACCTCAAGTACAGATATTCTAAAGCTAAAACAAATAAGGGTTAACTACAATGCGGTGTAGGAAGAAAGTATATTTTGTCCTTAGAATGGTTAAACAATTTAACATAACTTCCTTAAATTTCATGTTATACTAGAATTAGTTGAGACTCAGTTGTAAGATATTATGTAAATATAACACTTTGGGAACTGAGTTCCCTCAATACTTGATGTTTTATAATAAAATAATTGAAAAATAGGGGATATATAAATGATAAGAAATGAACAATATTTTATTGATGAATTAAAAAAAAATGATTCCTATGAGATTTTTATGGCTATTGCAAAATGTAGTGCAGAGTATTTAGAAAAACATAGGTGGGTTACCGTTAGTGAAGTGGATATCCAAATGGTTTATAAAGCCATTGAAAAAAGTAATATATTAAAGAGTAAAAAACTCATAGAAAATAATATAAACTGGCTTGTAAATTTAGGATTAATAGAATATGTAACTGAAGATGAGAATCCTTACAAAAACAATGCAACAGAGGATGAAGATTCTAATAGAAGTTCATTCTATACACAAAAGAAAGTTAATATAGAAAGTAGTAAAATTAAATTAACAACTCATATGCAGGTATCTGGAAGTAATGTATACCGTAAGATATGTCTAGATGAAGAAGAAACGAAATCACTTGAAGAATCTACAAATACTCTTAGGAGTGCTTTTGAAGAGGCATTTAATGAATTTTTTACTCCACACCAAGAAGAGATAAATAATATGCAAACGCAATTTACAAGTAAGATTCAGAAGGCTGAAAAAACTTATGAAAATATACAAAAAAATCTTGATGATAATATTATAAAAAATATTCAAGTATTATCAGTATTTGCAGGTATAATTGCAATACTGTTTTCAAATATTATTGCAATTAAAGAGTTGGCAACTAACGGAATTAAGACCATTGTCATATTAAATTTATCTATTATTAGTGCTTTATTTTTTATGATAGTTTTAACTAGGCTGGTTATCATAAATAGAGATAAAAAGAGTATGTATATTTGTATAATTCTTTTTGCACTAATATTCATAGCTTTATTTATACTTATAAAATAAATTTAAATAAAAGTTATCTTATTCTTAGCAATATTCATTATACGGCGGAAGGTCTTTACCTAAAAAGGTATAGGCTTTTTTTATATTCAAAATTTTATAGAGGAGGAATCCTATGCCTTACAAAGAAAGTTTAGCTTACAGCAAAGATCTAATAAAAGGAACTAAAATAGAAGTATTGAAGAAAAAACTGATAATGCCTTTCGCAGGTACCGCCACAGTCAAGCTTTATGATTCGCTTACTGGAAAACAGACCTATGAAGCTGAAAGTGAAAACAGAATATCTGCCGTATTTGGAAACATAGCTTATCTTGATGGCTTTTATTATCCTATGCTGGATAATGATCAGGATAATCTTCTTACCCGAATATATACAACTTATCCGTTCAGGATAATGGTTCTTACTACGGGAGATATTCCAGAAGATCCTTATGATTATTTCACCTGGGGAAATATTATAGGTTATGCTGACAGCATATATAAGTACAGCAGCAGTGACAGCTTAAAGGGTAATGTAAATAATGTTGAAACAACAAGAAATGAAAACACAAAACATTATGTTATGGATTTTCCAACAAATGCAGCCAACGGAACTTTTAAAAGCATATACTGGACCGGTGGAGCAGGAGTCGGAAGCAGTGCTCAAGTTCCCAAGATAAATTCACTGTATACCAAGAGAACTTTAGAAGCAGGCAGCAGTGGGAACTATCTTCCTGACTATAATCTGTGTACAGATGAAACAAATCTCTATGCATTGAAGATTAACTCAGTAACACTATATGCATATGACAAGATTACAGGTGACAAGAAAAGTGATATAACTCTTCCTGCAGCCGCTAAAGCTATAGCGTATGATGGTACAAATTTCTGGATACTTATAAGTGACGGTTCTTTTAAAAAGCTGGATAAAAATTTTACTGTAGTAGAATCTTATCTTAAAAGTGCTGCAATTCCAGGTGAACTTGTATACGGTGTGCATTATTATGATATAGCAGTAAATGCTGCCAATGTCTATATAGCTTACAATGGCTGCACCGATTCCTCTGGCTCAAGTTCCAAATATAAAAGCTGTATAGCAAGATATAATAAAGATGGAACTTTTTCAAGCAAAGCTGAAATATACACAGGAAGTTCAGGTAATATTGTTTTAACTAAAATACCCAATAATAAATTGTGGGTAATGATAAATTATGGTACCTGTCTTCAGATTAACAGCGATATGAGCATTTACGGCACTTCAAATTTTACATCTGCTGATTATGATAGTATTGCATGGGATGAGGATACATCAACCTTGTTTACAGCCGGCGATAATAATTATGGAGAGTTAAAACAGCAGTATATTGTCCCAGCTTCAGCACATACACTACTTCCGGAGGCAGTAACTAAAACCCCCACAAATACTATGAAAATACAATATGATTTCACCTGTGACTATGTATATCCGCTGGATATGCCGCAGCATTAATATAAGATATGGAGGAGATAAAATGAAAAATTTAATTAACAGTTTTCAATTAATATTTACGGCCATTGGAGCATATACCGGGTGGTTTTTGGGAGGCTTCGATGGCTTTTTGTATGCACTGGTTACTTTTGTGGCAGTTGATTACATTACAGGACTTATGGCAGCAGTTCTTGAGAAAAAGCTTTCAAGTGAAATTGGCTTCAGGGGAATATTTAAAAAAGTGCTGATATTCGTGCTTGTGGGAATAGGAAACATAATAGATGTCCATTTGCTTAAAAACGGCAGTGCAGTACGCACTGCTGTTGTATTTTTTTATATCTCTAATGAAGGTATCAGTATAATGGAAAACTCAGCCAAGGTAGGGCTTCCAATACCTGAAAAACTGAAGAATATTTTAGAACAGATAAATGAGAGGGGAGATAAATAATGGCAAGATTATGTTTTGATTATGGACACGGCGGATCAGACAGCGGTGCCTGCTATAAAGGCAGAAAAGAAAGTGCTGATGTATTGAGTATAGGAAAAGCTGCAGCGGCAGAAGTCAGAAAATATGGAGCGATTGTAGATGAAACAAGGACTTCAGATGTTACAGTAAGCCTTGGAGCGAGGAGCAGTTTTGAAAACAGAGGTACTTATGGTTATTTCATATCTTTTCACAGGAATGCATACCAGCCTGAAAAAGCCAGAGGGGCGGAAACTTATACCTATCTAAACACAGGAACAAAGGCTAAAGCACTGGCACAAAGCATACAGACCTCCCTTGCAGCTTTAGGTTTTATAAACAGGGGAGTTAAAACTGCGAACTTCCATGTTCTCAGGGAGACCAAGGCACCTGCTGTTTTAATTGAGGTTGGCTTTATTGACAATAGTGTAGATAATAATCTGTTTGATGCAAAGAAAAATGAAATAATAAGGGCGATAGCCAAAGCTATATTATCCCAGTTAGGAATCAGTTATACAGAAAAAATAACCGCAAAGACTCCAATACCGCCAAAGCAGATATCCACTGAAAAAGCTGTTTACAGAGTTATGGCAGGTTCTTTTTCATCAAGACAAAATGCTGAAGTTCAACTGAAAAAGTTAAAGACCGCCGGTTTTGATGCTGTGATTATGGTATTCAAGTATTAATTTATAATACAAATGTCATGAATATATAAAAGTTTAGGCAGGAAGTGATGGTGCTTAATTTTTATTTTTTTAAATTTATTTTACAAAAATGTTTACAAATATACTGATTAAAAGTATAATATCAGTATATTTGTAAAGAGGTGATGTAAATGAATTACTTGAAAAAATTAGAAAATTTAATTAAACAACGTAATGGTACAGTATTTACATCAGATTTAGTACATCTCAATATTCCACGGATTTATTTATCTAAGCTTGTGAGTATGGGAAAATTAGAACGAGTCAGCAGAGGGGTATATATTTTGTCTGGTGAAATTGAAGATGAAATGTATTATATGCAGATTAAATATCCAAAGTTAATTTATTCACATGAAACAGCTCTATTTATACATGGCTTATCTGATAGAACACCTTTTGAATATTCGGTAACTGTACCAAGCAGTTACAAGGTTGTAAAAAGTATTTCTGAAAACAATAAGATTTATTATATAAAAAATGAATTGCACTCTTTAGGTGTTACTACAGCAAAAACTTCTTTTAAAAATAATATTAGATTATATAATGTGGAAAGGACAATCTGTGATATTGTGAGAAGCAGGAATAAGATAGATATTCAAATCTTAAATGAAGCTTTAAAGCGATATATTAAATTGAAATCTGCAGATTTCACCTTGCTGGGAGAATATGCAAAAAAATTTCACGTTGATAAAATAATAAAAGAATATATGGAGGTTCTTCTATGAGCGGTAAAGCTATGAGTTTAAAGGCAAAAATTAAAAAACTTTCTAAAGCTAAAGATATGTCTGCACAAGTTGTTTTGCAAAATTATATGTTTGAGAGATTTTTGGAACGTTTATCTAAATCTGAATATAAGAATAAATTTATATTAAAGGGCGGTATGTTGATAGCTGCCATTGTTGGCATAGATAATCGTGCAACAATGGATATGGATGCAACTTTAAAAGATTACCCATTAAATGAAAATTCATTATTGAAAGCTATAAGTGATATTTGTTCTGTTGATATAGATGATGGCGTAATGTTTTCTTTTATTAAGGTTGAACCCATTAGAAAAGATGATGACTATGGTGGCTACAGAGCAAGTATACAATCTGTTTATGACACTATCATAACTCCGATGCAAATTGATATTACAACAGGAGATGCAATAACTCCGGGAGAAATACTATATAGCTTTAAAATGATTTTTGATGATAATACTATTAATATCTGGGCATATAATATAGAAACAGTTCTAGCAGAAAAATATGAAACCATATTAAGGCGTGGAGAGTTCAACACAAGACCAAGGGATTTTTATGATATATATATTTTAACAAAAACACAAGCTTTTAATAAAAATTTGTTTAATAAAGCAATTTTGAAAACATCAAAGCATAGAGGAACAACACACATCTTTGAGAATATTAAAAAAAGAGTATCAATTATAGAAAATAGTAAAGATTTGAAGAATCTATGGGATAAATATAAGAAAAATTACAACTATGCAAAAGATATTTCATTTGAGGACATAGTTTGTGTCTTGAAAGAATTATTAGCATCAATAAAATAAAGTTAAAAGATACTTCATTTTTGGAGTGTCTTTTATTATGCTATCTTTTTTGAGACTTTATCTGTACGACTTGACTTCTATCAGGTTCAGAGTGATGTATAGTAATACAAATTTGACAGAAAGGAGTGGAAGCCTGTGAGAGTCAGGATTATACAGCCTGTAAAGGAAGTAAATAAAAAGAAACGGGTTTGCGCCTATGCAAGGGTGTCAACAGGAAGTGAAAAACAAGGTGAGTCCCTGGAAAACCAGATAACTTACTATAAAAAGCTTATATCAGATAATCCGAATTATGAGTATGCAGGTATATTTGCTGACAGGGGCATTACGGGAACTGTTGATAAAAGACCGGAGTTTCAGAAAATGATGGAACTTTGCAGGGAAGGAAAAATTGATTTGATCATAACAAAATCCATTTCGAGATTTGCACGAAATACGGTGATAACGCTGCAGATAGCGAGAGAGTTAAAAAACATGGATGTTGAAATCAGGTTTGAAAAAGAAAATATAAATACTTTATCAGGGGATGGAGAGCTGAAGCTTGCCATCCTCTCTTCTTTTGCCCAGGAAGAAAGCAAAAATGTAAGTGACAATTTAAAATGGAGAGTCAGGAAAAAGTTTCAGCAGGGAGAACTTATTATAAATACAGCAAGGTTCCTGGGATACAATAGAAATGAGTATGGAGAATTAATTATAAATCTGAAAGAAGCAGAAACAGTAAAGAGGATTTTCAGTGAATATTTAAGCGGTAAGGGAAGTTTTACTATAGCAAAAAGACTCAATAGAGATAGTATCCCCACCGTAGGAAATAAAAAATGGCACGACAGCACTGTGAGTGAGATATTGAAAAATGAAAAATATAAGGGAGATGCCATTTTACAGAAATATTGCATTCTAGACCATCTGAAAAAGAAAAAAATAAGAAATAATGGAGAAGTTGACAGTTACTACATTGAAGATAACCATTCTCCAATAATTTCAAGAGATGTGTGGGAGAGAGTTCAGAAGGAAATAAGAATAAGAGCTGAAGCCAAGGGTAATTTTAAGGGAGACAAATATAAAAGAAGATATGCTCTGACAGGAAAGCTGTACTGCAGTAAATGCGGGGCTGTTTTAAGGAGAAGAACCTGGAACAGTAAATTCAGCTGCAGAAAAATAGTATGGCAGTGCAGTAATTATATTGAAAATGGAAAGAATGCCTGCCGGGGCACTGTAATTGATGATGAAACAGCAGGCAGGCTTAATATAAAAGAAGAAATCATTGTTAGGGAGGAATTTGTAGATGGCAAGAAACATTACAGTTATTCCTGCAAGAACAAGCAGAAACAGCCCGTCACAGAATGCAAAGCCAAGGAAAAAGAAAATGGCAGCTTACTGCAGAGTATCAACAGACCAATTAGAACAGTTATCAAGCTATGAAGCACAGGTTAATTATTATACTGCATTTATAAACGGTCATCCTGACTATGAACTTGCCGGTATTTATGCCGATGAAGGAATTACGGGAACCAATACCAAAAAGAGAGAACAGTTTAATAAAATGATTGAGGACTGCAGAGCCGGCAAAATAGATATGATAATTACAAAATCAATATCAAGATTTGCAAGAAATACTTTGGATACACTGAATTATGTAAGACAGCTTAAAGACCTTGGAATCGGAGTCATATTTGAAAAGGAAAATATAAACACGCTGGATTCCAAAGGGGAGGTTCTGCTTACCATATTAAGTTCCCTTGCCCAGGATGAGTCAAGAAACATTTCGGAAAACAGCACCTGGGGAATAAGAAGAAGGTTTGAACAGGGAAAACTTCATATAAATGATAAAAAGTTTTTAGGATATGATAAGGATAAAGACGGCAATCTCATAATAAATGAAAAACAGGCTGAGACTGTAAGAAGAATATACAGAGAATTTCTTGACGGAAAAGGGATAAACAGTATAGCTAGGGATCTTGAGAAGGATAAGGTTCCTAAATGGAACGGAACTTTCAAATGGTATGAAAGCACCATAAGAAAAATGTTAGGCAATGAAAAGTATAAAGGAGATGCACTTCTTCAGAAAACTTACACAGTTGATTTTCTCACAAAGAAAAGAGCAGAGAATAAAGGGCAGGTTCCAAAGTACTATGTGGAAGAAAACCATCCTGCAATAATAGATAAAGAGATGTGGGAGGCAGTACAACTTGAAATAGAGAGAAGGAGAGCCTTTGCTGAAAAATACAATCTGAAAAAATCTAATTATGCAACAACGGATAATCCCTTTGCAGCCAAGATTATATGTGGAAAATGTGGTAGTTACTTTGGAAGAAAGACCTGGCGTTCCACTAAGGAAACACCTAGAGTAAAGGTCTGGATATGCAGCAGTAGATATAGAATAAAAGGTAAAAAGGGGTGTGACAACAAACATATATATGAAAAGGTTTTGTATCAGGCTTTCATAAATACCTTTAATGCTATGATTGAAAATAGGGATTACTTCATGCAAAAGTGGAAAGAGCATTTAAAAAGCGGGAATGCTTTAGTGAGGTATAAGGCAGGGCAGTTTATAAAAATCTTAGAAGATGCAGAGCCTATAAAAGAATTTGATATGAACTTGTTTTGCAAGATAACACAGAGAATGACAGTGTTTGAAGGAAAGGGGATTATAGTAAGCCTGCTTGACGGGACTGAGATAGAGGTTGTAATTGAATAAAAGATTTTAAGAGCCAGTTAAGTTGGAAACTCATCTTAATTGGCTTTTTTATTTTTTGAATATATAAATCAATAATAATTGTGATATAATTGGATTATAATGTAAACAACTGTCAGAATATAAGTATGAGGTGTCAAAATGCTTACTATTGAAGAATATATTGCAAGAAGAAAAAAAGAAGATAAACTTGATGGGTTTAATGTTGATGAAAGAAATGAGAATATAAAATGTTGTGTTAATTATATTTTTGAGTATTTCAATAATTATTTAAACATTACTGAGGCTGAAGAGAAAACTGCTTTGAAAGATGAAAAATTGGATAAATATCGTAAACAATTAAGAGACTATGATCAAGAAGTAAGAGAATGGCTTGTTGGAATCTGTTCAGAATATGGAAAGCAGATAAATAGAAATATTGGGAATATTTTAAAGGGTGATAAATTCTTTTTCCTCTATAATTCTGATAAAGAATTTAGAAATTTATCATATAATTGTTATTCTAAATTAATAAAAAAACTTCCCTTTATAAAAGATCAGACTGAGATGCTGTTTTTGTTTATTAAAGATTATCATAGAGTAATGAGTCAGCCGGGTGATGAGTTTAAAGAGCAATATATTTCAGATGAAATACAAGAATGGATTGAGCATACATGGGAAAGATATCAAGTTAATATATGGGCATTTGTATATCAGTGGACGGAATATTTCTGTGATAATGAGGATTTATGGCCTGTTACATATAGAAAAAAGAGTATTTATAATTTTAGAAAATATGATTATGATGTAAAGCAAAAAAGCAACCTTTTTAATCTTGATTCTCTATATAGAAAAATGCCTAAAAAAGCATACACTAAAGGAAGAAAGCAGGAATTTGAAATTTTGATGATGTATTATTGGCTCCATAGTCTGGAAGGAGATGATGATGGTTATTGGGAAGAATATTTAAATAAAACTTTACCATATCTAAAACATGATTAAATAGTGAATATGGCAATATTGATTTTATAACAAATAAGAATAAGTTTTGAAAATAAAGGTGAGGACATGGATTATGATGCAATATTAGAAAAAGTTGAATATCTCCAGAATGCAATGATATCATTTGCTACAAATGATGACTATGAGAATGAAAAGTATGAAAAATATAGAATTGATATTATTAATGAGGTAGCACTGACTAAGCTTATACCTAAAATATTAAAAAAATATAGAAGTGGAGGAGAGTTTTGGCCTTTTATAAAAACTAAATTTGCTCATTATCAACAAAGGAGAGTTTTTATTTATGAACAATTTAGACCATTAATAAATTTTTTAGAGACTAGTGAGGTCTCTCCAGCAGATAATGTTATGTCAATAACAATAGAAAATTTAGGACAAGGTTATATTACAGAGGAATGGAATAAGGCATTACTACGAAGAAATACAGATCCTAAGGGAGCAATAACTATAGCAAGAACTTTATTGGAAACAACTTGTAAATATATACTTGATGAACAAAAAATAAAATATAAAGATAGTGTAGATCTACCAGTATTGTATAATATTACTTCAAAGCAATTAAATTTATCACCCGCTCAACATACTGATGATATTATAAAACAGATATTAGGAGGATGTTTTAGTATTGTGCAAGGTATAGGAGCATTAAGAAACAAAATAAGTGATGCATATGGACAGGGCATAGATAGAATAAGTCCTTACGAAAGACATGCAATGTTAACTGTAAATGCTGCAGGTACACTTGCTACCTTCCTATTACAAACATTTGAAAATAAAAGGATCCAAGACAAAAAATAGGTTTTGTTAATAAAAAAATATATTGCAAACTGATAAAATATATTAAAATTATAGATTTATAAATTACGCCTTGACAAGTATAACTTTTAGAGTGATGAATATTTTTCAGGGAGTGATGCAAAAATGACAGATGAATTTACTTATAAATTCTGTCTTTATTGTGGTAAAAAATTAGAACAGAACAATAGAGGACGTAGAAAAAAATACTGCAGTATAGAATGTAAAAGAAAATGGGAAAAGACTCATCATAAAACCTATAATTTTCATTGTGAGTATTGTGAGAAAGAATATAAAGCTTTTACAAATAAAAATCGTAAATATTGCAGTCATGACTGCTATATAAAGGATAGGTTTTGGAGAAAAGAAGACGCTGCTGAAATCTTAAAAAATATTTCAGAAAATAAAAAAGTTGAGCATGTACCAAAATGGCTGAAAAAGTTATTGCTTTCCAATAAAGAAAAGTGAGCTTCTTGAAGATTTAAATTCAGTTAAGTATAGCTATTTATGAGAGTGATATATTAGAGTACAATATGGTAAAAGATATATTTATCGGAGGGGAATCGTTATGGAAAAAATAAATCAGCAAAGTAGTTTGTATAAGCAGTTTCTGGGGTATTCATATGAGGATTTAAAAGAATTGTTTAAAAAATCAAAGACAAAAGAAGAACAAGATTTTTATGCTGCTTTATCGGATTTAGTGCTTCAAAGAGAGCAAAAAAAGGTGATAGGTAAAGAGTAATGGCTACTTATACTATATTTGCAGGAGTAAATGGGGCTGGAAAAACGTCCATATATAGATCTATTTATTATGAAAGAGATAAAAATCAAAAAAGAATAAATACGGATGAAATGGTAGCAAGAATAGGTTCGTGGAAAGATAATAATCTTCAAATTAGATGTGCAAGAGAGGCTATAAGGCTTATAAATTATTATATTGAAAATCATATATCATTTAATCAGGAGACTACTCTTTCAGGTAAAAGCATTATCAGAAATATAAAAAAAGCGAGGCAAGAAGGGTTTTATGTAGTTATGAATTATATTGGAGTTGATAATTGCGATATAGCAAAAGAAAGAGTTAAGATTAGAGTTATGAAAGGCGGACATGGCATTTCTGAGAGAGATATAGAAAGAAGATACTATGAATCATTGAATAATTTAAAAAAGATACTAGGTATATGTAATGAAATAAATATATATGATAATACAAATGAATTTAAATATGTAGCCTATATATGCAACGGAACAGTTAAATGGCAAAGGAATACAATTTCCAACTGGAGTAGAAAGATTCTGCAATAAGGGGGTACATCTTTACGCAAAAGCTAATATTTCTGCATAATTATATCAAAGGCTTGTCTACTGGCATGTGGAGACTATAGTGTTGATACAACGAAAAACTATGTAGAAATCCTTAATTTTAGGCACTTCTTCAAGCATTTTGTGTTTACGAGTGAAGGGGATAAAATCCGTAATAAACAGTTAAAAAAATATATTAACGTTTCTGTGGTTATTGATCTGGAGTGTGGGAACACAAAGGAATAAATTTAGAAAATAAAGAAATACTGCCAAAAAAATAATGGGTTTACTTTAGAGGTTCAAAAGTTAAAAATTCAACAACTATTGAGTGCAATATTTTTGCACTCTCTTTATTTGGCTTTAAATAAGCCTTTAGTAGTTACTTTTACTTGAAAATATATTGACTTTTACATAGGTTTTTGCATTATAAAAAACACTTGTAGTAGTTTTATTACAAGTGCAAAAATGCTTGTGAAAATGAATGTAATTACAAGTATTGGAGCTATACCTGTTTTTAAGATATAATGATAGTGAATACTTGCAAGAAACTGTGAAGTAATGATTATTTATATAATCTGCAAATAAAATAGAAATTTGAAAGGATGATTTTATGAAACTTACTATGTTAGGGACTGGTAACGCATTAGTTACAGAGTGTTATAATACATGTTTTATACTAAATGAAAGCAATAATTATTTTATGGTAGATGGAGGTGGTGGCAGTACGGTATTAAGACAATTGAAGTATTCAGGTATAGACTGGAAAGATATTAAAAATATTTTTGTTACACACAAACATGTTGACCATTTAATGGGAATTATCTGGATGGTTCGTATGATTTGTCAGTATATGAACCAAAATGAATACGAAGGTAATGTAAATATCTATGCCCATGAAGAATTAATTGAAATCATAAAAGATATAGCAAAGAGGTTATTACAGGAAAAAGAAACAAGGTTTATCGGACAACGGTTACATTTAATTCCTGTATCGGATGGAGAAGAATGTACTATTATAGGACATAAGGTTGCTTTTTTTGATATTCATTCGAGTAAAGCAAAACAGTACGGATTTACGATGTATCTTAAAAATGATGAAAAATTAACGTGTTGTGGTGACGAACCCTATAATTATTATAACAAAGATTATGTTCAAGGAAGCAAGTGGCTATTGCACGAAGCATTTTGTCTACATTCACAAGCCGATATTTTCAAGCCTTATGAAAAACATCATTCAACAGTTAAAGATGCCTGTCAATTAGCAGAACAGTTAAACGTAGAAAATCTATTGTTATATCATACAGAAGATAAGAATATTACTAATCGTAAAAAACTTTATACAAAAGAAGGATCTGAATATTTTAGCGGTAATTTGTATATCCCAGATGATTTGGAAAATATTGATATATAGAGAACTGTTTTAAATTTCAATTTGTTTGTATGAACAAATTGAGCATAATGTGTGTCTTAATTAATTCATATTTTTCTTTTATTCTTCATTAACAAATATATAATGAGATGTAAAAAGGATGTTAATTTCAACTAATTAATATCCTTTTTCTGTTGCAGAAATTGTTGTAAAAATCCTTGTAATTTTAGATTTTGTACCTCTAAAGTAAACTCGTTACTAAAAAAGTATATCTTTTCAGTTTAAGCATTCAGAAATGAACACCTATTTTTTATGAAGAAAATTAGAAAGGATGTGATTCAGATACAAAGAAAAAATGAGGAACGTTCGCCGCCATTAAAAACTAATAGAATTTTTCTTATTCTGCTTAATTAATATTTACCTAAATGAATGGATTTTGTCAAGGGTGCGTAGCACGGAACTTTCCCTTGATAAAATACAGTTATTTAGGTATTTTTTATGAGGCAGAATAGAAAAAAGTCAGAAGTAAATTTTCTATTTTAAATATAAAAAGAAGAGAGGTAAAGAAATATGGAATTAAAATATGTAATACCAAACATGGAAAAGACATTTGGAAATTTAGAATATGCTGGTGAAGGAAATATTGAGCAAAGAAGGGTAAATGGACATAATACAATTTTATCTCGTAGTTATAATTTATACTCTGACATTCAGAGAGCAGATGATATTGTTGTCATTCTTCCAGCTGAAGCAGGAGAGAAACATTTTGAAGTTGAAAAAAGAGTAAAGCTCATTAATCCACGAATTACCGCAGAGGGTTATAAAATTGGAACTCGTGGATTTACAAATTATATTCTTCATGCAGATGACATGGTAGAAGCATAAGAAAGGAAGGTAAGTTTATATGAGATTAGCAAATGGAATTGTTATTGATAAAGAAGCCACATTCGGAAATTTAAAGTTTTCTGCTTTAAGACGTGAGGTACATTTACAAAATGAAGATGGTACGGTATCAGATGAAATAAAGGAACGAACTTACGATTTGAAATCAAGAGGGCAAGGAAGAATGATTCAAGTTAGTATCCCTGCAACTGTATCTTTAAAGGAGTTTAACTACAATGCAGAAGTTGAAATAATAAATCCTGTGGCAGATACTGTTGCTAACGCCACTTTTCAAGGTGCAGATGTAGACTGGTATATCAAGGCGGATGATATTGTTTTAAAGAAACAGGTTTCTACTGTTAGCCAAAATCATCAATCACAGGGAAACAAAAATAATAATAACAAAGTAGACTAAGAAAGGAGATATAAGCTGTGAAGTATTATATATATCGCGGCAAGAGAATTCATGTGGCTGATAAAGATCTTGTATTTCATTTTGCTGCTGCCTATTTAGTATTTATTTTTCTTCTAGTCATTCTGCTGCTTCATAGTAGAACAATTATGCGGATTGACTGGAAGAATATATCATTGTTAAACAAAGGTAAAGTTCATTTTGATATTCCATATATGATTATAAGTATAGTAATAGCATCAGCTATATGTTTGACTGTATCGGCTCTCTATTATCATTACTATATAGATTATATTAAACAATTATTCCATAGGCAAAAGCTTGCAAGAATGATACTAGAGAATAAGTGGTATGAAGCAGAGCAGGTACAGTCAAACAGTTTTTTTAAAGACATACCTTCTGGAAAGACAAAGGAAAGAATAACTCATTTTCCAAAGATGTACTATAGGCTCGAAAATGGCTTGATTCATATTCAAGTAGAAATTACATTAGGTAAATATCAAGACCAGCTCTTGCATCTTGAAAAGAAACTTGAAAGTGGTTTGTATTGTGAACTTACAGATAAGGAATTAAAAGATTCTTATGTGGAATATACACTGCTTTATGATACAATAGCAAACCGTATTTCTATAGAAGATGTACAGGCTGAACATGGAAAGTTAAGACTAATGAAGAATATTTGGTGGGAATATGATAAATTACCCCATATGCTTATTGCAGGTGGTACAGGTGGAGGAAAGAGTTATTTTATTCTTACGTTAATAGAAGCTCTGTTGTGTACTAATTCTATACTTTATGTTCTCGATCCTAAAAATTCAGATCTTGCAGACTTGGAAGCTGTTATGCCAAATGTTTATTATAAAAAGGATGATATGATTGCGTGCATTGATAAATTTTATGATGGAATGATGAAGCGTAATGAGGATATGAAACAAATGGAAGGATATAAAACAGGTGAAAATTATGCTTATTTAGGTTTGCCTGCTAATTTTCTTATTTTTGACGAATATGTTGCGTTTATGGAAATGCTGGGGAGCAAGGAAAGTAACGCAGTTCTTAATAAGTTAAAACAGCTTGTTATGCTTGGAAGACAGTCAGGATATTTTTTGATTCTTGCTTGTCAAAGACCAGATGCGAAATATCTTGGGGATGGGATTCGCGATCAGTTTAATTTTCGTGTAGCTTTAGGTCGTATGTCAGAAATGGGTTATGGAATGATGTTTGGAGAAACTGATAAAGACTTCTTCCTAAAGCAAATTAAAGGAAGGGGGTATGTAGATACAGGTACAAGTGTTATATCTGAATTTTATACTCCTCTTGTACCTAAAGGACACGATTTTTTAAATGAAATAGATAAATTGATTGTAAAAGCAGAGAAAACAGATTAACATTTGGAGGGTTTGAATTTTATGCAAGAAGTGTATTCTATTGAAAATGTTGAGGAAATTATAGGATATGATGAATACATTAAGGATTTTGAAGAGCAGGCAGCAGATTTTTGTAAAACATCTGGTACGAGAATATTACAAAGTGTTTTTTCTGAATTTACTGCTGATATGGAGTGCAGTGTTTATTTAGATTATGAACAAACAAAAGTAGGATATCCTATAAGATTTGAGTTTAATATTAACGTAGAAGAGGGACAAGTACTAGTATCTTATATTGGTTTTAGTTAAAAAAGAGTAGATGGTAGCCAAAGCAATGTACAAAGCAAAAGTTGTAGGTTCAAACTAACTGTTTTCACAAAATAGCATGATTTTTTAGATGAAATATAAACATTGATTATTAAAAATAAATAGAACAAATGAAGGTGTTTGCTTTTTTGAGTAAACACTATTTTTATTTACAGATTGGAGAAAACAATGAAATACAATATTATTTATGCTGATCCTCCTTGGCAATATAAAAGAAAAAAGGGACAGGGAGTAGCAGAAAACCATTATTCAACAATGCCTATACAGGAGTTATGTGACCTTCCAATAGATAAAATAGGCGCAGAACATTGTACACTATTTTTATGGGTTACATTTCCTCAATTAGAGGATGGGCTACGTTTAATGAAGGCATGGGGATTTATGTATAAGACAGTAGCTTTTGTATGGGTCAAATTGAATAAGAAAAGTAAGACACCATTTTGGGGTCTTGGAAATTGGACAAGATCAAATTCAGAAATATGTATTTTAGGGACAAAAGGGCATCCCAAAAGGATATCTAAAAAAGTTCATCAACTTATTTGCACTCCCATACAAGAGCATAGTAAAAAACCAGAACAAGCAAGAGAAAAAATTATAGATCTTATGGGAAATTTGCCAAGGATAGAGTTGTTTGCAAGAGAAAAAGAGAATGGATGGGATGTTTGGGGAAATGAAATTGACAATAGTATAGAGTTGACTAAAATAGCAGAGCCAATAAATTAA